ACAAATGGGTACTGGCGGCTTTAATGCTGTACAGGCAAGATTATCACAGGCAGGATTATTTCCTGGCGGAGTAGCTGGTCAATCTAGACGAGCATTGGGTACTAACGCAGGTTCACCATCATCAACAGGTGATTGGGCAGTAAAACTAACTTTACCCACTGCAACATATTCACAATTAATGGCTGATTCTCCTGTCATGACAGATACCATGATGGCAGACAATGGCATGCGTTTTCCTACCACTCCATTTATCAATTTACAGCACACAGCGGCATATGACAGTAGAGCAGTGTTGCACAACAATTATCCATATTATGCATATCAAAATTCACAAGTGCAACAGATTACAATATCAGGAGATTTTCCTGTACAGGATCAAGCAAGTGGCAGAAGATGGATATCAACTGTGCATTTCCTACGCACTATCACAAAAATGTATTATGGTGGAGAGCTTAACAAAGGTAATCCTCCTCCCATTGCAAGATTAAATGGATATGGCGATCATGTGTTCAGCAATGTACCTTGTGTAGTAATGGACTTTACAGTTGAATTTAGGCAAAATGTTGATTACATTTCTATATACAATGATCCTGAAGATCTTACTGGCATATCACCGGGCGAACGAATGGCAAGATTTGGACCTAGTCAGTTCACTGAATCTCAACCAGCACAAGCGAGACAGTCTGGCATAGTAAACAAAGTGCCTACAGACTCTTTGATCACAGTAACAGTGATGCCAGTATACTCACGTAATAAAATATCTAACCAATTTGATCTTAAATCTTTTGCAAACGGATCATTGGCCAAGGATGGATTTATATAATGGCAAATTACGAATCTACATCACCTTATTATGCTACTGCTGAGTTTACAGAAACTTTAGGTATACTTAACAAACGACAATTTGAATTTCAACCAGATGACGTGGTTTATGAAATTGACTCTTTCTATGAACATAGGCCAGACTTATTGAGTTTTGATTTGTATGGTACTCCTAAACTATGGTGGGTATTTCAACATCGAAACATGGATGTAATTACAGATCCAATTTGGTCTTTTGAAGCAGGAACATTAATAAGGATTCCTAAAAAATCAATCTTACAGGAATTCTTGAACGTATAATGAAGCCTCCTCTTAGCAAAAAATACAAATTCAATGAAACTTATGTAGGGCGTGGCAATGCTAACAAATGGCAAAGATCCAGCAAACTAAATGATACTAAACTTCCGCAAGATGACTTTTCCTTTAAAAAATTAAACGACGCACTTTCAGGTTTTCTATCTGGTGGAGGAATTGAAGGTGCTATATCTGGCGGAATTGCAGGAATTGAAGGTGCTATATCTGGCGGAATTGCAGGAATCCAAAATGCTATATCTGGTGGAATAAATGCAATAGTTGGAGACACGTTAAAAAAAATTGACCCCAAAGTTCAATCTATTGCTAATAATATAGGAGTTGGAGACTTCACAGCCGCAGATGATGTAAGGCAAAATTATGGAAGTGGGTTAGGTGCAGGCGTCACTGATGGAATCAGCAAAGGCTTGAACATTCATGGACCAAGTTTTGATGATGCCGCTTTAGGCAAATCAAAAAGATTAAAAAATTTAGTAAACGGGTCCTCGGCTAATATTTTCTTTAACAATCCAACAGGAGTCAATCCTTTACACGATTACGAGACTTACAACTATGAAATATCTTTTTCTTGTATTAGTGCAGGCGTTTATGAATCAAACAATTTTGAAAGCAATCGTGGAACACTGATTGCACAATCAGGAGGTAAAGGTAAGCAAGGCAGGGGTGTGCTTGGTGTTGATTATTATATAGAAAGATTAAGTTTTAGAACAGTGGTAACAAACTCCTCACAGTCTCCAGACACTAATGCTTTTTCCATCATAATGAATATAAGTGAACCATATGGGGTTGATTTAATTTCGGCATTTGTTGAGGCAAGCAAGAGAGAAGGGTATGGCAATCATATGAATGCTGTGTACCTATTAGGAATCAGATTCCAAGGTCATGATGATGCAGGCAATCCACAGAACATTCCTTTTGGTGGTCGTAAATTTATACCTTGCAAAATATACAATGTTGATTTAGATGTTGATGCAGGTGGCGGCAACTATGTGATCGAGGCAGCTCCGTACAACTACACAGCAAAAAATAGTGCATATGATGAGATACCATTTAATGTTACCTGTAACGGAACAACTGTAAAAGAAGTAATAGAAAGTTTTTTTAATAATCATAATAGACAGTTACAAGATATTGCAAAAAAAACTTCATTAGGTACCCCTAATACATTTGAATTGGATATCAGCAACTCTGAGGCAGATATATTAAGTTCGTCGTTAAACTTAAATGAGATCGACAAAGTAAGTCAGAAACAAGCTATTAACTTTTCCATTACTGGCAATGGTGGCCCAAAGGCAGTAAGCAGAAAAATCAATGTTGAAAAAGGTGAATCAGTAATAGCATTTTTGAGATCTGTAATCGATAATTCAGCAAAATTCTTAGAAAGAGTGAATGAAGCAGGCGAAGTAGTAGGCGAGTCAATACCTACACCAAACATAATGACAACCACAACTATATCTGCCACAAATAATGGAAAAGGTGATCAAGCATATAAATTTTCTTATGCACTGAGATCACAGAACAGAGATGTTAGTCACATAGATGGTGCCGATGCACCAAGTCAGGCAGCTCCGGTAAGAATATATGATTTTCTCTACACAGGCCAAAATAAAGATATCTTAGATTTCAGTTTAAAATATAAATTTGCTTATTTTCAACCAGGTCTGTCTTACAACAAGGATGGTGACAAAACAAAGGAAAATGATCCAAATATTTCTAGTGTAGGAAGAGATGGAGGAAATCCAGGAGGAAATCCTAACGGTGACAATGCTGTACCAAGCACTGTTACACCATCAAAAAGTGCAAGAGGAATGTCAATGGGAAATTCAAGCAGTGACATTGTGCCAGATGCATCATCTGACAACAAAGAATCCATTGACAAACTTAAGCAAATTTTAGAAGATCCAGCTGCCGATATGATAGTTTGTGACTTGCAAATTTTAGGTGATCCATATTGGATAGAGCAAAAAACTGTGCGTACAGGAACAAAAACAACAAGTCAGGCTGGTGCCTACATTGAGCCGGATGGTTCTATATCTGTTGACGGTTATGAACCTATCATACAAATAAATGCAAAATTACCCACTGATATCAATGATGCAAACGGTTTGTATAACTTAACAGACACAGCATTCTTCCAAGGCACATTTTTAGTTTGGATGTGTGAGTCTAACTTTGAAGGTGGAGTATTCACACAAACTTTATCTCTAGTAAGACAGAAAGGTCAAGCTAGGGACAGAACAAAAGGCGGCATTCAACCGCAAGTTTTTTCTGGTAATGCTTTTTCAAATGCATTAGGTTCAGCTTTCAAGGATTTTGCTACTGGAAAATTCAATGCTGTATCTAAAGGATCAACATCTAATGTTAGTAATCAAGGTAAATCTGCTTTTTCAAGACCTCCAAGGGATATTAAAAAATTCGTAAATAATAATGGAAAAGCAATCAAGACATCCAGTGGTTACTTAACATATGGTAATCCACGTCCGAGACAAAGATAATGCCAGAATTAAGAAGACAGTCAACTGTGTTACCTATGCCAGGTCCATACATTGGATTTGTAAAAGGCACAGCTGATGTAAACAGAATGGGAAGATTGGATGTTTTTATTCCTGAGTTGCAGGATCAATGGGATAACTCAGATGATACTCCATTATCAGAAAGAACAATCACAGTTGAATACTGTTCACCGTTTGCTGGACAAACACCTTATGTAGACACAGGAGGCGGCGGTGCATTTGGCCAGACACAAAAATCGTACGGATTTTGGATGGTACCACCAGATGTGGAAACAAAGGTACTTGTTATGTTTGCAGGTGGCAACATTAATCAAGGTTATTGGATAGGGTGTATTCCTGAAATAGGAGTGAACCATATGACGCCTGGAATTGCCTCAGCTAAAACTGCTGGAGTAAGTGAAAGCCAGCAAGAGAAAGCCAGCACACTCAAAGGCAAAGGCGGTAGAAGATCTTCGAAAGCGGCAGAACCATCAACTGAAGGAAAATATAGTACTCTTCCTGGTGTAGAATTTATTCCTGTTGCTGAACCTAATAGACGTTCAGACACTATTAAAACCAGCAGTAGTTATGATAAAGATGGATCAGTATCATCAAGACCCTCACATGACTATCATGCAGATGAATTAGTAAAACAAGGGTTGCTTCCAGATCCTATCAGAGGGACCACAACATCATCGGCAAGACGAGAAACACCATCGCAAGTGTTTGGCATCAGCACACCAGGTCCTATAGATCCAAAAGGCAACAAGGTGCCTTTGCGTGAATCAGGAAACAGACATGCTATCACAGAAGATGGAGCTACCTTAGTACATTCAAGATTAGGTGGACACACTTTTGTAATGGACGATGGAACTCCACCTAAACATGACGGATCAAAATTTACTACAGATATTGAAAATGAATTAATAAGAATTAGAACACGTTCAGGTGCACAAATACTGTTACACAATTCAGAAGACATTGTGTACATTATTAATAATTCAGGCGATGCTTGGATCGAACTAACTGCTAACGGCAAAATTGATGCATATGCAAATGATTCAATCAGTTTTCACACAAACACTGATTTTAATTTTAGAGCAGAACGTGATGTTAACATAGAAGCAGGAAGAAATATAAATCTTAAAGCGGCAGGCACAAACAAAAAAGAAGGTGAAGACGATTATTTGATCAACTCCGGTGAAGAAGTAGTCACAGGAAGAATTCATATGGATGCTAAAGAAGACATTGAAATGATTGCAGAACTAGATATCAAAGCCAAAGCAGGGGTTGATATTGAAATGTTTGCTACAAAAGATGTTGCACTTAAATCTGAAGAGAACATGATATTTGAAACACAAGAAAATATGCAATTACAATCAAGGAAGAATTTTACATTGTATGTTCAAAATTTTGCAGAGGTTGAAATTGGTAGTCCAGCTGTGGCACCAGACAGTACTGGTGTAGGGACACTACAACTGAGAGTAAAAAATGATCTAAAAACTTTTATAGGTGACGATCATAAAACATATGTTGGTGGTGATCACCTCTTAGAAGTTGTAGGAGATGATAAAATATTTGCCGCAAATCATTGGGCCAATGTAACTGGTGAAATACATTTTAATACATCAGGAAAAGTTGCCGCAGGAGTCGTTGGTGAAACTATAGTAACAGAAAATGTTGTTGGCGACAAAGGTGAACGTGTGCCTCCTGATGTTGTGGTACCACTTACTACATTTTTGAATGTGGGTGTAGATCCATTGTATCCTGAAGAGGAAAGATTATCTATCATGAAACGTGTGCCTACAGCTGAACCATATGCAGAGCATGAAAATATCAAATTGTTTAGATCAGATCAAACACGTACAGACAGAGAAATTGAACTTGAACAAAGATTTGAAGAAGAATCTACAACAGAGTCAGTTCCTAATCCAGGAGGAAGATAATGTCAGGAGTATGCAGAGATAATGATGCGGCAGGAGGAGATTTAGTTCCTTCACAGACCACAGTAATAGCTAATGGCGAAGAAATAATTGTAAATGGTGATACCGTAGCAGTTCACGGTATTGCTCCCCACTTAGAACAAACCATAATAGCAGGATCAAATGCAGTGTTTGTTGGCGGCAAGGCAGTGTGTAATGCTGGCGACGTTGCGTCAGTTTGTGGTGAGGCTGCCACAGGCTCCAGTGATGTATTTGTAGGATAAATATTTGTATGGACAAAGATATATGTAAAAAATGTGATTGCCCAAGTCATTGCAGTGGTGGCAAATGTCAGCGTTGTTATGAAGCAGGAGATGAATGCCTAACTTGTGATTGCGTAAATTGTGATGGTTCTAAAACTATAAACAAGTAAAATGGCAGTCAAAAATTTCAACGAAATAGATGGTACTCAACAGGGTGTTAACAACACCAGGATATTTCGTGGACATTCTACAGTAGGCAGAACGTTTGCTGACACAAAAATTTACGATATTGAACTAGTAAAGCAAGATTTACTCAATCATTTCAACATTATCAAGGGAGAAAAACTTGAAAATCCTGATTTTGGCACCAATATTTGGTTATATTTGTTTGATCCGCTGGATGATGAGTTAAAACAATCAGTACTTGATGACATAGATTCAATTATTGCTTATGATCCTAGGATTGAGTTAGACAAAGTGGAAGTTAATCAATATGAGCATGGATTATCTATAAGGGTATCGGTGCTGTATACCGGCTACGGATTAGGCGAAACAATGGATCTTTTGTTTGATCAAACCGAAGGATTACTCACTAACGGATCTCAAGTATATTCTGCCGCCTAAACATTATCATAGCACATTTTAAAAACTATAAATATTATTATGCCATCAACCGATAGACAAAACGCCTTGCTGGTTAACACTGCTTGGCAAAAGATTTATAGAACGTTTTCACAAGCAGACTTCAAATCGTACGATTTTGACACTGTAAGAAGAACGCTGATAGATTATCTTAGATTAAACTATTCAGAATCTTTCAATGACTACATTGAGTCTTCGGAATATGTTGCATTAATTGATTTAATATCATATGTTGCTCAATCAATATCCTATAGAGTAGATTTGAATGCAAGAGAAAACTTTATTGATCTTGCAGAAAGAAAAGAATCTGTATTAAGATTAGCAAGACTTATTTCCTATCAACCAAAGAGAAATATTGCCGCATCTGGTCAATTGAAAATTGTTTCTATAACAACTACAGAAACAGTGTTTGACGCAAACAATAACAATTTAGCAAATACTCCTATTCTTTGGAATGATGTCACAAATAACAATTGGCAAGAACAATTTAACGCAGTGCTTAACTCTGCGTTGCCTAGAGCACAATCAGTAGGCAGACCTACTGCTTCTAGCACAGTTGGAGGAACAACCACTGAAACTTATAGATTTAATTCCACAAACCTAGGATTACCTATTTTTAATTTTTCAAGGAATATAAATGGCATAAACACAACATTTGAAATTGTACCAAGTGAATTGAAAGATGGGTTTGTAGTAGAAGAAGCACCAGTGCCAGGAAACGCACTTAGTTTCCTTTACAAAAATGATACAAAAGGATTTGCCTCAAGTAACACAGGATATTTTTTACAATTTAAACAAGGCTCTTTGGTGAATGAACAATTTACTATTACATCGCAACTGCCTAACACAAAATATTCTATTACTGATGCTAACATTAATAATGACGATGTATTTTTGTTCAAAATGGATCAAAATAATATTTTAGAAGAGTATTGGGCAAAGGTGCCTGCAAT